ATCCTTATGTGCGTAAAACGTTCGATATAAAATGTTTGTTATATCAACTAATACATACTTCATAGTCGTAATATCCTCTTTGTGTTTTCCCCAGCACCTTATTATTGTTATGTGTGGTGCTGGGTTGTTTCCTTCTTCCTGGTGTTACGTATGTACTTTATTGTTCAAACTCATTATCTTTCAAGTTGTCATCCATTTGATCTGCCATATCTCGTAATAATAGTGTGATCCACTGCTGAACTACTTTATCTTCATCTACACCTTTTATCCCACTACCAGCAAGATAATCCAAGAAGGCATTATTCCAGTCTAACTCCACCTTTACTCCCTGATCGGTATCAGTCCAACCAGTAACATCAACCCATGGTTCTGTAGATTCCTTCATTTCTGCCACATAAGCCGCATATCTATCTGTTTGCTTCTGTCTTTCTTTTTTTGATTCTTCTGTTAATCTAGTTCTATCATCCTTCATTTCTTCGATGATTTGATCTTTTAGTGTTGATTTGATATCGTCCAAATCAGCTTTTGATAATCCACCAGTTGTTTTTTTAGTCATTTTATTATTATACCTTTGGTAAAACGTAAAGTGTTAAGCCGTTCACAACAAAACTTAGAATGCCTTTATTGCCAACAGCGAATTTTCCAGTTGGATTCTGCTTGAAAATTGATAAAAGCATTTTAACTGGATATTTGTGTACAAATTGTGTGCTCACATCTGAATCTAACTGATCTACAGTATCAGCGAATGTATGGCTGAATGAATCGTTATTGATGTCCATTAATGTAAATCTAACTCCATCATCATCACTTATGATGGTTACAATATCAGCACCCATCGCAGCACTCCCACTATGTAGCATATCAACAGCAGTAGATGACAGCTGAACCTCCAGTGTCCTTTCGTCGTTGATCTGTCTTGGAGCTTTGATGTTGTTTGGATCACCACAGCGATAATCTACTTTAGTTCCTTTGCTTTTCATTATGATTGATCTGGCAAAGTTGCTATTGTCTTTCGGTATTGCTTCTACGGAGAAATTGTCACCAGAACTAGCAACATTATATCGAGCTAATAATCCATCTAATCTTGTTAATCCGATAGATTCAAATGGCATATCCATAACATTTGAATCTTGGAATATCACTATAGTACTTGCTTCATCCATAGCACGTACGTTCCCTGGTTCAATAATTACGCTGTCTATGCCGACTAGCTTTGCAGTCTTAACTACGTTTAATATGTAGGCACTGACCTCTGGTGTTAATTTCATGTGAATTCCTCTTTATTATTTTTATTATCGTGGTACTATACTAGAATGCTAACAGTGAGTCAACATGTTGTAGATATTCATATTCCTTAGTTTCTTGTGGATTCATCCACTCCGATATCACAACCCCAGTTTGTTGGGTGAGATGCTCAGCCAGTATATGTCGGTGGCAGAAATCGGATGGACTTTCATAACACAACAAAAAACAACCATCCCCAAGTGATTCTACATATTGGCCAGCATTAAATCTTGATAACTGTAAATGATTTAGATATAGTTCTTTGTATTCATCATTTGATATTTCGCCATTCTTGTGGTGCATAATCATGCTCCACGTTGGAGCTACAGACAAGTCACATTTGCCATTGTACCATTCCGGTGGCTGTCTACTGATAGCAATGCTATTTGGATTGGCGTGGTGCCTTGCATAATTTGATGTATAAATCATTTATTTGTTCTCAATTACGAAACGATATTTACCACAATCCCAGACTCGCAATAAATTGTTGTTATTGCAGTTAACTCTTTCGGATAGTGCTGGATTAAAGTTCTTCAGTAGTTTGTGTAGGTTTTTTCGTCTATAGTTAAATTTATGTATTCTTTTTGTATCACCTGGTATTACATAGCTGTAATCCGGCTCAATGGTGGTATCTAATGTCCATCCTGTAGTTTCGTACAGATTGCCATCACTCCAACGTAAATCTGCAAATGATATCAATTTCTTCCATTTATAATTCAATTGGAAGTGTTTTAATAGTTTACTAAATCCACCAATAACACGAGCTTTTGTTGCATATCGGTTAAGGTAGTGTTTATTTTTTTGTTTGATGAAACCCATGACAGCCACTAATTCATTATTATATGTTAGCCCAACATTAATGCTGGATGGTCCATCTCCCTGTACGTGATTATCATCAAAGAATTTTTGCTTTGTCCTTGTGTCGACTTCAACGATTTGACATTTACGTGCATATACCTTCTCTCTATTATCTTTGCCTATTAATGACATGATTTTTTGTTTTACTTGTTGTCTTCTGTGTAGCCACTCATCTTCAAATATTTGTATTAGTCTAACATTCCTATTGATACATTTTTTGAGTTTATTGTGGTGATACCATTTATCTCTTCCTTTTTGTTCACTATGCCAGTAAAGACCGTTATACTCTATTGCTATGTTGTGATCTGGAAGAAACATATCAAGTTCATATGGAGGAATGATGCTTCTGGTATTTTCAATAACAATCACATCCATTTCTTTTAAAAATTGAACAACTTCTTTTTCGGCCACGGATGTTGCGTGATTATGTCGTATATCAATACCAAAAGTTATCAAACGGCGAGATATAGATGATGGATCCACATTATCTGCCATTTTTGAAATTTCATCGAGTGTCATTTGGTCATCAACGTACCGAGCATGTAACCATTCTTTATTGTTCAGATTACTCAAAACATCATCAGATATGTGCTTATGTGATGGATGATCCTTTCCAAAATTTACATTCCATGTGGCAATTGCTTTGTTTTTTATTGTAAGTGATCGCAGTGGACTATCCACTCCGTAATTTTTGATCAAAGTGTTCTTCATCGCATCACGTACTATTTTAGATTTTGCAGGAACATCTACTCCATGGTTGTTAAAACAGGTTTCCTTTTTTCTCAGTTGCACCTCATCTGATTCGCCAACACATTTATTGGAACAGAATTCTCTGTATTTTTTATATCGAGGCCACCATGTTGTTTTCGTGTTGCACCTACTACAATGTTGCATTCCAGCATTGTTCATTATGTGCCAACAACGTTGAGACATCCCAGTAGAATCAGACAAAAAGGACGTTAACTCTTTAATCTTTTTGAATTCTGCCGGATATGTACTCTCTTTTAGTTCTCTGAACGATTTTAAGGATTTTATAAAATCGATTAAAAGCATAACAATTCATTATTGAGCAATGACTGCCTGCTTGGACTTTCCTTATCAATTGCTTTGATTATGTTTCCTAGAGGTTTGTCTACTAAACGTTCAACGTGGGCATCTCTGTCAACCTCAAACTTATCATAAAACCACTGAGGAACTTTTTCTATATCCACAGGGATGGCAATACTCTTAAATCTGCCAATCGGCTTCGTTATGTAAAATATTTTAATCTTCATTCCTGACATGATACGCATGCTTTCTTTGTCGTTAAATGTATCCAAGCAAGCATTATACATAATAGAAGCAGACACATGTCCAGGGATTGTACATGTGTTATCCCTGTTGTATCTGTCAGTATAATCTTCAACCCCTTTAACTCCTTTTGGTAGTCCAATGGACATTATATCATCCGTTTCCATTAGCATATCTTTGAAATCCACAATGTCTTTTTCGATAATTTCCCAATCTTCTCCTCGTAGGAATCTTTCAACAAACGTGTTTATGCTGTTTGCTATTGCACGTGGTAGAGTCGTCTTTTTAGTATCGAGCCCCATTACTTTGAGCTTATCACATTTCCACCCATCCAAATCTACAAGATGTAAAATGTATCGTTTTTTATCTACAAATATCCCACGATCAGACACTACTTCTCGTTCACATTGCATTATGTCGTCAAACCCATCAGCACACAAGAATGTATCTCTCATAAACTTAGGCCATGAATTATTAACTAATTCGGCTGTACTATCACCTACAAACGTGGCATCATCTATATTGTCGACGTTTGTGTTGAAATATGTAGAATCGGTATCGCCATATGCAATGGACCAATCCTTTGAATATCCATAATTCCATCTGTGTTTTGGAATACCCTTTTTCATTTCAAATTGGTATTTGACTATATTGGGTAATTTATATTCACCATCCAGAACTTTGCATGTCTCTGCACATTGATGCACTAACACATGTCTGCCAGTACCAGTTGTAGATTCTCCCATTCTTAAATCAAAAAATCGAAAATACTTATTAGCTAACGCACCATAGAATGAGTTTAATTTAATCTTATATACATATTGCAATTTATCATAATACATCGCCATCTTGTTGTCATCAGCATCTTTTGATTTTGCTAGCTTCTTCTTGTATTCAACTCGAAGAGTGTACCAATTTGATAATATTTGTGGAATAATACCCTGTTTGTTTTGGTCGAATATTGTTCCATATCCGGAACATGCCCACCCTTGAGCGATAAACAATTTGCGAAACTTAGACGCCGCGCCAACAATAGTCTCTCCATACTCTGATGTAAATTCAATTTCAATATCAGAGTTAGATGCCACTAACTCAGCAGCATACTCTTGTCTTGATTTTTTTGCCATCATTGCCGCTTCTACTGTAGCTCCCTTTGCGGTAAATGCTTCCACCTGTGCTATTAAATCTTGTGGTAGTTGTTCGTATGTAAGTGCCCTCAATTGCCCAATGATTGTTTCTGGACTAATATTGAGTGAACGTATCGCAGATGGATATAGTGACGCCAAATCAACAGAACTTACATTTTCGTGTAGCCCTATTTGTGGTAATAGTACCAACGCTCCTTGGATCTGTCCGCTGTCTTCAGGAACATCAACATCATTTACTACTGTTCCGTCTAATTCGTGGTGGCAGTAGTTTATCATAGCAAGTTCTGCTAACTTTAATGTTCCACCAACATGTTTCCACAAACCAGTTGACATGTGCATCATTTGGTTTGCCAATTCAACGTATCCTAGTTGATCTTCAAACCCTTGAAGAATTTCAGTATCTCGAATATTATATCGGACAAAATAGGCAAAGTCGTCTCTGTATAAGTCAGCTAACGTTCCGTCATATTCTAATTTTGGCAAATCAGGTAAGAATTCATCCGCTATCGCCTCTAATTTATATGTTGGGCGCTCGGCCATCTCGTATTTTTTAAACAGTACCATATAATCAGCACTGATTCGTCCACACGGATCTAATATTTGCACTTCTTCTCCAAATACTTCAACAGTTCTCCAAGCAGGCTTACGCCCCAAGTCAAATGATAATTTGTTAAAGTATTTTTTGCCAATCTTTTCCAGACGCTTGCCGATGTACGGAATATCAAATAAATCACTATTCCAGCCAGACATTATGTCAGTGTCCTCCAGCTCAGCTAACATATCGATCAATAATTCCTTTTCGTCTTTGCAGAACTTAACTGACAGCTTAATATCGTCCATATATGGAGCAATATCTTCCATAGTATCTATAAATGATTGGGGTGCATCACCAGCAATCCATTTATCATCATTTGCTTTATTTGGAGCTAAGTTTGGAGGCACTGCCAAAATTACATATTGTTTGGTGTGTGAGTGGTATAGCGCAATTGAGTTTATCGGTGCGTATGGGTTTTTTATGGATGAATATCCAATTGTTTTGTCATAATCTACTTCAATATCCAGGAACGTTGTGTTCATTTTTGGTGCAGGTACGTTATAGTATTGTTCTGATAATAATCTAAGTTCTGATGGAATATCAGACTCAAACATCTTAATTCCCGATCGTTTGTGGTCATCAACAGCCGCTTTGAACTCGGCTCCTGTATTAAAATCATACCGCGCTAGCTTATCTCCATACATGCTAACAAACTCACCATCATCATCTTGGACGTAGAAAAAATATGGAGCGGGATATGTTTTTACTACCCGTCCATTTTCATTTCGTTCCCATACTACAATATTATCCTTTACTTTGATTGCAGATATATAACTCATTAACGTATAACCGCTAGTATTGCATCCTCGTGCATAATATACAAATCCTCACCATCCACTGTTATGGCTTGTCCAGATTCCTTGGGGTATATCACAATATCTCCAACTTTTACTACAGTCGCAACATACTTATCTGATGTTGATATGACATTATTCTCATCATCACGTTCTTCAGTATTTGATCCAGGACCAACAGTAACTACTTCACCACGAAATGTAATGTCCTCCTTACCTAGTAATATGCCTGAATCTGTTTCTGTTCGTGTGAATTGTCTGATGATAACTTTGCTTTTGATTGCATTAAGTTGGGACATTATGTGCCTCTTGTTTGGTTTGTATTTTATTTTATTAGTGCGTTGGTAACCGGATACTACGGCTTTGTTGAGGTATTCCCTTCAACGATAGACTCGTATAGGTATTCAAAGTGTTCATTTTCTTCGGTTACTGATTGGTAGTTATGCTTGTACATTGTGGTCGCTAATTTGCGGATAAGTTTTGGGGTAATTTCGAATTTTTCTTTTCCAGCTTCCACAATTTCTTTCATCGCTTCACGTTCGCTGTCCATTCGTAGCATGCAGTTGGTGATCTCTACCAATAATGCTTTGAATTCTTTTCGTTCTTCTGGGTTTGACATTACTCGGATTGTATTATCGTTCATTTGTTAAGTTCCTGTGTATTTATTATTGTTATTATATGTTACTAATACATTATATCACAGTTCCATTCGTCATGTCAACTGGTAACGCTCTATAATCTCTGTAGAATATATGACTACCAATTGTAATCTTGTGATCTAGTGTTTTGTTCCACCAAGGATCCACATAATCAGCGTGGTAATGAGTAGAGCCGTCAGTGAAGTCATAAAAGTTAGTCAGGCTTTTGCCTGATAACATACCACTCGCCAATGAGTATATGTCTTTCCATACTTTGATATTTGTTGGAACATCACTATTACCATCAAGTGTCCATGAGAATTGAGGAACCATCTTCTTATATTTTGGGCTTAATCGTTTTTCCCATACAACACCACAAATTGTGTTGGGGTATTTTTTACTTACCACTCTGTTAATGGTTACTAATCCGACAGCAACTAATCCCTTTACTCCCTGTCCTCGTGCCTCGTGATACATATTTTGGGCTAAGCATGATATTTCATTATCAAGATTCTTTGGGTTCCAATTTGCAGTGCTTGAAATCGGCATTGGTGTGTTATCTGGTGTTAATATTTTTGTTTTTTGTCCAGCAATAAACTTTTCTACTTGAGTTCTGTTTGTCGGGATGGTGAGTTCTTCCGAGGAAAATGTTGATGCTATCGGTGATGGAATATTCAAAGTTAATATATAACTTTTTGTTGTTGTTATTGCTTCAGACACCAATGCATATGCTGGTAATAATATTCCAAACACACCAACAGCTGTTAAGAATATCACTTCGAATTTACTCAATTTTACTGGTCTTTCGTCTTTCATTTTGGTATATCCTCATTCAATGACCCTATTATACTATAATTATATATAAGGGTCAACGATGAAAAGGCTAGAACCAAGTAGTATAATCTCCAGGAAAATTTGCTGGTTGGTACAGATACGGAAGAGACGCCGCAATGTGTAGTTTAGCTTGAATCAAATCACCAGCTATTACATCAGCGTTTGCATTGATAAAGTGAGGCCCACTAGGAAATACAACAAGAACCCCCCTTGTTGGATTAAATCCGAACTTGTGTTGTGGAAACTCTAACTTTCCTCCATACACTTCATAGTCAGGATCAAAATCTGGCGAATCGCTATAATCACTCAAAAATAGAACTCCGGTAAAGTCTCTATCTTTTGTTCGTGCCCACTTCTTTTTTATGTATGTGCTATTTTCACATACAGGTTCAGCTTTTGTACCTTCAGCTATATATTCAAACACAACACCTTCTGTTCCACGATATTCAGCCTCAAAATGTTCCATGATATCCGGAATAATAGGTTGCAGCCGCTCAAACACAGCTCTCTCAAATACCTCGTTAAATCGGTACATCTTTATAGCATCACCTTCAGCGTTTGAATCTGGGGTGCAGAACCCTAAACCATCAGCTATTGTTTCGCAAACTTTTGGGGATAAGAAATCTTCAACGATGTAGAATGGTGATTTGGGAGTAGCCATTTAAATCCATTCCTCAGATTCACACGCTTCCAACAACGCATCAATATCTACAGTAATTTCATTCATTGTCTCGTCATCCAACCACTCATCACTTTCTCTCATTTCATTGTTTGGAACTTCATCTTGACTTGGATTAATCATAAAACCAGTCTTCTCGAGTAAATTTTGACCAACCAAACACTTATATTCCATCTCCGATCTATTGTTTAAGTTGAATTGCACTCCCTTTACTGGCTTGTCATTTATCACAACATTCAGCATTATTACAGGCCGATATTCAACCCCACCATCAGATGATTTAACAGCTTGTTTATCTACCATTGGTGCTGTAATCGTGGAATCACTCAATTCGCTATTTGTAAATGTTACTGAATTACCAGACACTTTCATTGAGTCAGCGTGTAGAGAGCACACATCAGCCCCAGTATCTACTTTTCCTTTTATTGCTCCAGCTCCAGATGGCAATTCTATTTGCAATACAACAACATCTCCGATTACCTGTGTTTGTTCTTCGATCTGTCGATCACTTTCTGTTACACGCTCAATTGTTGATACAAAACGGCTAGGGGTTTCTGTTATAACAACACCAGGAACAATTGTTGAATTCGGTTGTGTTTTCCATACCATCACTATCCATTGATTGAGGCCGGCTTCGTTTGCCTTTTCTTTCATTGATAGCGTGGTAGTGTATATAACAAACGCAGCTTTTTTGTTTACCATGATATTTTCAAACGTTTGATCTGTTCCTGATCTACGATTATACGGAATACCTGCTATTGTTATACCGGCATTGTAGTCAAATCCGTCTCCATCGATCCATGCTTGTTGAAGTTCTTCTAATTTGTTAAAATCCATAATTATAATCCTGCTTTGTATGTACTGATACGTTCTAGTAGTGGCTCAATATATTTATCTATCTTTTCTTTAAACACCAAAGGAACCATACCTCGTTCCACATTCATTAGTATCACAATATCTTCTATCGGTTCGCCAGTGCGTTCAAACCAAGCCAGTGCATAAAATGTGCACTGTAAGAAATAATCAAGGATCATATCTTTATCTTTGTTGTTGTTTGACGTTTTAAAATCAATAACACACAATTTTCCTTCATATTCACCAATACAATCAACACGCCCAGCTAACCCGAGTCTATCACTCCATAGTCCAGCTTCCTGTAGTCGTATATTGTTTATATGGTTTAATCTAAATTTGAGTTGGTTGAATCCCTTTATATGTTGAGGGTCGTATCCTCTCGTGAATTTCTCCTCATTATTCAGGTATTTTTCAACCAACTCATGAACTGCGGTTCCACGGGTAGCACACCGTTCCATCTCTTTTTTTGCTTTATCTTCCCCTAGCATATTTTTCCAGTTTTTCAACCAAGGTTTTTCACCTGATCCTAGAACTGTGGTGATTGAGGGATATGAGTTACCATCAGGCGTGACGTAGTGTCTGATGCCTGATGGTAGAGTAGTTGATTGGATATCGGGAATATCCACTGGTGCGCCTAAGTGTATAAACATATAGGTATTTATGTTGTTAAAATCTGCCGAAGCAACACAACATATGGGTTAGCAATAATCTACTTCATGTACTGATATTACTTCACCAGGTTGAATTTGCTTTCCGTTGACTGTTATAGGCCCTTGAGCCTTTTCACTATATGTCCATGTAACTTCAAATACACATCGACTAACTTTTTCACGATCAGTGTACACTAAATTTACGTTCACTAAATCACCTACTGATATACCACGTGATGAATACTTGGCACCGATAATGTCTGGTGCTTCACCATCTACAATAGCTTTCAACACAGCAGTTATTTCATCATTTCTATCTTCTTGTAATATATTTAATATTTTCATTCAACACCTTCTTTGTTTTCTGTATTATCCACCTGATCTGTATCAGCTACTGGTGGCTCTGTTACGACGTCTATTGGTAATGGTTCAAATCTAACGTTTTTCAGCTCACCTTCTAATTCTATATTGCCGTATACTTTCATTAGTTACCCGATAGTCTCTTGTTCATTTTTGTCACCAAGCGTGACATAGATTTACGTTTGGATATTGCTGATTTACGTTGTATGACACCCTTCTTAGATCTCATTACTTTTCTGCCATTTCTTACTTTCTTTGGATCCTTCCTTCCAGCACATCCACTAGGGTGTGCAACTAGTTTGCCTTGTCGTGGACCACTAAGACAACGATATCTTTTTTTAATTTCATTGCCAACCCTCTTGAACTGTCGTATAGCAGCCTCATTTAGTATATTATCCATCACGTCAATATACACAATTTCACATTCTTGCTGTTGTTCTGGGTTTGGTTGGTTGCGTCCTGCAATCTTATCCTTTAGTGCCTGAATAGACGCAACAATACGTTTGCGCTCATTTCCCATAGCACCCTGCAGTTGTTTCTGCAACTCCTTCATTTGAGTGCGTGCGATCATTTTATCATCACCAGTACCTGGAGTCTGAGCAGCTCTTTTTGCTTTTTCGAATTTCTGTCTTGCTTGTGGATCGTCCGTGTCTACCATCACTTGTGCTTCATTTAATATATCAGTAATAATTTTCATAATTTTATCCTAATTAGCAGCAGCTAAGTATTTTTGGATCATTGATCCCAATTCAGATTTGGTAATTGTACCATCTTGTTCGTGTTTCTGTTGTAGAGAATCGGCATCTTCTTCCTCTTCTTCCTGTTTAACACTATCTTTTGCTGAAAGCTCATGTTGATATTTCGCCAACTTAGCTAATCGTTCAGCCTCCCCTTTTTCTGTTTTCTTGGATTTGTCATATGCTTCCATGTCCAATATCTGTTCTTCTTGTTCAACTTTTGACGCAGCAGATGATGCATTAGCTTCAGCAGCACGTGCCTCAGCTTCTTTTGTTCTTGCGTTTGCATCCGCTGTTCTTGCTTCGGCATCAGCTTTCATCATATCAATAACAGCTTGTAATGTACTCTCAGTTCCACCATCAGGCTCCATATCAAGTGCACCAGCTTCCAAGTCTTCCCCTTCCCCTGCCTCAAGTTCACCACCCTCAAGTTCAGCTCCTTCAGCTCCTTCACCACCATCAAGTTCAGCTCCTTCGACATCCATATCCGCTTCACTAGCAGCCATCTCAGTCTCTTCTTCCTCGTCACCTTTGAATTTTGGCCATTCAACATCAACAATGTCAAATTTGTCTTTTAGACTAAACAATACTTCAGCAATTTCTTTTGAATCTGTTCCAGTTTCTTCATCACTGTAATCATCTTCTTCATCACCAGCAAGGGCCGCTCCAAGTGCTACTTCAAATTCATCAGCCTGATCAATCCTTACATATACCTTCACAATCTGGCCATCTTCATCTTCCATTCCAAATGGGACAGTATCATCATCCATTCGAGAACGTTGCTCAGCTGCATCCAATTTTGAGTTCACATCAGCAGCATCAAACGTATTTTCGTCATCAATCATTTCGCTTAATCTGCCTTGCCAAGCTTCACCCATAGCACGACGTATCATAGTTGTTGGGTGGGTCGCTCTCTCCTTTGATTGTAACCGGTCGATTTTGGTAAGACGTTTTGATTTTTTCTTTTTGAATCCACTTTGTGAATTTTGCATTCCACCAGGAACAGCAGCAATTGCACCAGCCCCAGTTGAACCACCAGCAGCATCTTCAGATAAATCTTTTATAATTTCGTTCAGTAATGACATGTTTTGTACCTTTTTGAAGCATTTATGTTATTTATGGTAAGTTTATGTTACTGGATGTTTTTTATTTGTTTACTGAATACAGCACAAGCAATGTCACCTACTGTGATTGATTGTTCAACATTGGATAACATAGTTTTCAGTTCATGTATAGTCTCTGCAAACACCACCAATGTCCGTTTATACGTTTCGTTGGTATATCTTATCTCTCTACCATCATTCAGTTCAAGAACATACGTCTCCCAATTGTTTCTAAATTGGACTAGTCCGGTATGTAGTTTGTCCATACCAGTAGATATACTATTGACTATGCCAGCCTGTATTATTGAAAACTCATCATTATTCCACGAATCGGTAAACTCTCGAACATTTTTAAATTTCTTGATGTGTTTAGTGATGCTCATGTACTTTCCAATTTGAGGAACTTTAATTACTACAGCTATATTTTCCAACATGTTGTTGTATAGTGTGGCGTTTGTGCTTTCAACAGGCGCCACGAATCTCTTTACTATATCAGCGTATCGCTCAGTGTTCACACCTCTGCCTTTTATTCTGTTACGGATAGCATAGTTAAATTGATTGATCACTGAAAATACAGTTTTATCTACTATCTTTGTTTGTTCATTTGTTATTGGATCAAGTATCACAATACCTTCTATTCCAATATCTTCTGATGGTATGACCTCCACATCTCTCAATTTGGGCTGTAATGGTCTAACTATTTGATTTAACAACAACTCTTTTATCGGCAATAAGAATTTAGTTTGAACTTCATTTTTATACATTTTCTTTGTGTTAAACGTATGTTCTGGATACTTAACATCCCAAGCAATGAGTTGGTACATCAGTTCTTTGATGCTTGTGCTTAGTATGAGCATATTTGGCGATAAATTTGGTAATGGCGCGAATTTCCACGTAGTAGTGGTAGTTGTTGATACCAAATTTACCCCTTTTGGTGACTCAATAACATTACTCGTTACATTAGTGGTGATATTTTCCATCATATCACTCAACTGCATCATTTTCGTTTTATTTGGATTATCTCCCAACATACGTAAAAATACAATATAGTTTGATCCATATACAATAGCATTGGGTTGTCTGCCAAATAGTATTTCTACTTCGACAACATCCCCCGCGTTTAATATGGTCTTTAACTTGCTTTCTTGTGTGAGTAGTGCTAAGTGAGCAGCCATGAACCCATTATTGGCTGGTATGTTATGATATGAATCAACTGTATAATGTTTTTGGGCGTTTCCTTTTGTTTCTCTGCTGGTGTATAACTGCCCATTACTATCAATCCCTACTATCAAATTCGAACCATCTAATTTTTCCGTTACACTCAGTGTGCTCAAATGAGACACAACATGCATGAATTTAGAAACTGAAAGGTCCTCTATATGTGAAATTCCTGTGGTTGACATCAGCAGCCTTCTTTTTATTCGATAATTTCAGTATTTGCAATTTTAAATGTTCGCCATTTAATATCATCTTCCGACACTATAACACCGTTTGTTTGTTCCATCCAGTTAGTAAATGATGGAATATTGCTCATGTGTAAACTGTAGAATTTTGAGTAATCTTTCAACAAATCTTCCAGATTTTGTCTACTCGAATCATCACAGTCTGTGACATCCATAGCTTTAATATTTTGTTTTGGTATAAATGAAGGAATTATAAACCGTTCGGTTACTTCATCTTTGTTTTTTGTTTGTTTTGTGTATTTAATATGTGTTATCGTATTTTCTTTCATTGTACATCTCAATTATATTAAAAACAGGAGGTTTCCCCCCTGTTTTATTTGTAAACTACCAGGCCAATTACTCGACTGGAGCTACGGAAGGACCATCAGATGCAACATCCCCATCTTCTTTTTCAGCTTCTTCTTTTTCAGCTTCTTCTTTTTCAGTGCGAACTTGATTGATGATCTGTCGTGATAAATCATTTTTTGCGGCACGAACTAACATGAAAGCATCTTGTGCGTCTGCTTCTTTTTGATTCCATTCATTGAACACTGCAACCATTTGTTGGACAGTTTCTGACATTGAATCAACTGCATATGGAACTTCATCGATGTTTAGTACTTTTATATCTTCTGCTTTTGGCATTTTTTAATCTCCTGATTAATTGTTATTATGTTTATATTTATATCGGATATCTCGGAGCTCCCCATATTCTCATCATAAATACCTCCAGAGATTATACTACGAGAGGTAATAATGAACGACCCTGAATTAATAAAATGGTTAATTGCTAATAAAATATTAACAAAAAACAAACGATTAAACCCAAATGTCAATAAGTTGATGTCCGTGGATACGTTTGATATTATAAAACATAACACACCATATGTCAATGACGATTCGTTGAATTCATTGAGAGAACGTATATATTGTTTGGTTAATAACACCAAACCACCAATATGCTCATCATGTGACACACAATTAAGCTTTAGAGTTGGTGGAGGGAAAGGCAAAAAATATGGCAAGTTCTGTAGTTCATCTTGTTCATCATCCAGTACTTCAACCCAAGACAAAATGAAGGCAACAAATATTGAGAATAATGGTATTTCAAATCCGTTTTTGGATAAGCAGAAGATAAAAAAGGCCAGGGTAGATAAATTCGGAACCCACAAAATAAGTGCATTGCCACATATAAAGCAAAAAATAATAACAACATGCAACCTGAAGTATGGTGGTCATCCTCAACAAAATAAGAAAGTTAGGGATAAAACAAGAAAAACAATAAAAAGATTATATGGTGTTAACCACCCATCCGAACTACAATTATCAATTCCAGCACTTACATTAAAACACAACAATGAAGAACTTGTCGATTTATTAGGGAAATATAATACGTATGAACTTGGTGACATGTTCAATGTATCTAATGGGACGATACACAGATGGGGTGTTTCTACTGATACATTCAAAAACGGAATTCCCAGAAAATCAGTATCCAGGTGGGAACACAAAATGCAAGACTTTTTGTGTTCCCTAAACATTGAACATAATTGCGGAGTCAAAGGGTTAGTAGGAACACAGGAAATTGATATATACATACCATCCCACAATTTAGCAATAGAGATCAATGGAATATACTGGCATGGAGAGTTGCGTAACCGTCCAAAGCAATACCATCTGGGCAAAACTACAGCTTTGAAAAATAAAGGAATAACGTTACTACATATAACAGATTATGAAATGGACAAAAAGTGGGATATAGTTAAGTCCCGAGTAATGTATAAACTTGGAATGATTAATAATAAAATAGGGGCAAGACAAACAGAGGTTCGTAAAATTGACACTGGTACTGCCCGTGAGTTTTTAAATATTCACCATATTGCAGGGTTTTGTAGAGCATCAACATATCTGGGATTGTTTCGTAATGACGAATTGGTAACAGTTGGTAGTTTCGCCCAAAATAGATTTACGAGAACCAAAGAATTAGAGTTGATTAGATTCTGTTCTAAGATAGGATTGACAGTGTCTGGTGGATTGTCTAAAATCGCAAAATATATAAACCAACCCTTTATCACATATTGTGATTTGCGTTGGGGTTATGGTGAGGGATATACATCATCTGGTTTTTCATTAATTTCACAAACTCCACCAAACTACAGATATTTTCACGTAAGTGCACCACATGAGTTATACTCACGTAATATATTTCAGAAGCATAAGTTGGAGAATAAGCTAACCATATTCAACGCATCAAGAACAGAATGGCAGAATATGGTTAGTAATGGATATGATCGTATTTGGGACTGCGGAAACTTAAAACTACAATATACCCCTAGAGGTTAATCATCAATTTCTCTTCTCATTAGGTCCATTAAAGCATCACCACTGCCACTGGTTGGCCCACTCGTATCGAACGGTGTTGTGGCGATTTTGTTGGGCGATTTGGACGAGTTGAATGTTAGACTATTGTCTTGGTCTAATATTCTTAAAGACTTGTTGTCCCATTTCAACATCACAGACTTGCCGACACCATCACTATTTCTTGTTTTCTGGAACGTAAAACATATCTGCCCTTGAGCTTTCATTTGTTCGGTCATAACAATAGACCAGTATACATCTGATTCGTTAATTTTAGATATACCACCAGCGATATGGCTATGATCATGTGTTGTTGCTTTTACAGCTTCTCTGTTAAGTTGGGAAGCTGTCGCGATTGCCATGTTATATTCGACCCCAATATCTCGCAATTGTTCAGCCACCAATTTATCCTTCGACCACACATCAGACATATCCACCTTTTCGTTTGGATGCATCTTATCCAAATAATCGAGAATTAATATATCAGGCATCATATCATAGTGTAGATAGTATTCCTTTAGGTAAGATTTTATGTCATTTCCTTTTGTTCCAGATGACATTTGGACTATATCTATTATGCCGCTGCCATCCTTCTCGTTATTGACCCGCACAGTAATCTCATCAACATGAGATTTCCAATCTTTTCTTCCTATGCCAGTAAACATAGTATCAAACCGTTGAGCAATAACGTCTTCGGATAATTCCAGAGAAATATAGAGTACGTTATACTTGTGTTGGACTGCATTAAATGCCAGATTTGCTAGAGTGATAGATTTACCACCACCAGAGTTAGCAGATACTAATAATAATTCTTTTCGTGAAATACCACCAAATAATAGCTCATCCACTTCTGTCCAATACGTTGGGATGACAGGGGTATCAATTAACATCCGTTGTAGTCGTTCTGATATATCATCAAAATATCGCAAACCTAGATTTTTATTCAGTGATATCATCACCGCTTCTTTTATGTTCTTTTCTAGTGTTCCGAAATCACCCTCTTCTATTAATTTTGGTGAGGCCAAAACAGCCTTTTCTATTGCACGACGCCGACAAAAAGTTTCAATTTCTGTTGTTGTGTACGCAAGTTGATCCTTTTTTACTTCTCTCATCTCTAGCGTTACACCAGTCTCAGCTTCAACTAGTGTGCTATCTGGTGTGGTATTGTATTCTGTGTAATATTCCTTTATAAACGCAATTGATGATCTTAATTCTGGATCAAAATAACTAGGCTCTACTATTCCTTGACATATAG